CACCGGGCGATCGCCGCCTGGTTCGATCATTATGCTGCCAGGCCGCAGGGGCCGAACAGCCACCTGGCCGGGGTCTGCCCGCAGGAGATCTTCGATACCGGCCGCGGCCCGGGCGTAGATGCAGCCGCCCTGCGCGTGCTGATGATGAAGAAGGAAGAGCGCAAGATCTACGGGCGCGGCGTCAAGGTCTACGACAGCGGCGAGTGGTACTACCACCCTGCTCTGTACGGCCGGAACCATAAGGTTTTCGTGCGTTTCGACCTGCAGGAGAAGGACTCGGTCCTGGTTTACGACCAGCGCACCGACGAGTTCATCTGCGAGGCGGCCCGTGTGGCGATGGTCCACCCGGCCGCCAGTATCCTCGGCAGCGAGGCGGATGTGACGGTGCTGAGCAACCAGCTGGAGATGATCGGCAGCCTGCGCAAACAGACCGTCTCGCACGCGAGGGCCATGGCCAACGAGATCGTCATTCCCGAGGCGAAGCGGTTGATCGCCGATGCCGGCTTTGTCTCTGCCATCCCGGATGGACAGACACGGGCCGGCGGCCGGAACGGCGGCATCATCAAGCAGATTCCGGTCTTGCGGCCGCTCAGCAACGAAGAACGGCAGCTGGCGCTCAAGGAGGCCGACGAATCACAGCAGTACCAGCGGCAGCAGGAAGCGGCCCAGCTGGCCGCCGATCTGGAGGACATGCGCGAGTTCGACCGCTACGGCAAGCTGCTTGAGATGGAGATGCGCGGCGAGGAGCTTACCGGCGAATGGCGGCGGTTCATGCGGGTCTATGAGCAGATGCCGGAATATGACCGGGACCGCGATTACTGGGAAGGCCAACGGGCGGCGCTTGCCGTCTTCTATAAAAAGAATCCGGCAGCCGATGAAGCGGCTGCCGGATAGACCTCAAACTCTGCCCAAGGAGGTGTAATGGAGGAAATACGATTTTTCCCGAAGTTCGTCAACGTAAAAAACGTGAGGAACTTCCAAGCCATGGTCGACGCTCTGATGCTGTCTGCCGGCGAGGGCCGGCTTGCGGCGGTGATCGGTCCGGCCGGCCGCGGCAAAACACGGACGGCGCAGTGGTATGCGGCCAACAACCGCTGCGCCTTTATCCGCTGCCTCTCCATCTGGCGGCAGAGCGAACTGGGCTTCCTGCAGGCGATGTGCCGGGAGCTGGGCGTCAAGAAAATCCCGTACCGCAAGGACCCGGCATTCATCGCGGTCATGGACGCGCTCAACGCCCAGGGCGGCAGGCCGGTGTTCATCGAGGAGATCGAGAAGCTGCCGCGGCTGCATCTGGAGCTGGTCCGCGATCTCTCCGACCTGTCGGCTGCGCCGTTCGTGCTGATCGGCGAGGACGAACTGCAGAGCCATATGCAGCAGGTGACCAGGATATGGAACCGCACCTTTCAGATGCTGGAGTTCGAGACCCTGGGCATGGGCGATGTGGTGATGTTCGCCCGCGAGTCGGCCGGCATCGACCTGCCGGCGGAGGTGGCGGAGCTGCTGCACCGCGAGGCTAAGGGCTGCTTCCGGGTGATCAAGCGGGATTTGATCTCCCTGGTCAATATCATGAACGCCAAGGGGAAAGCCGCTCCGGACATGGAGATGGCCAAGGTAGCGGTCAAGCAGAGCTTGCGAGGATAGCGATGGCACATCAATCATATGCAAAAACGGTCCTTGAAATGACCATCTCGATAGCCGCAAAAAACAACGGCGAGGCGACCTGCGCGGAGATTTCCTCCGCGGGCGACGTGCGGACCCGCATTGGGCACAAGCGGTTACTGAACACCCTCTGCGATCTCTATAAAACCGGCAAGCTGCGGCGCATCCGCCAAGGCGTCTACGGGCCGGCGACCGGCATAAAACAGCCGGAGAAACGCGAGGTCATGTGGCGGCTGCTCCGGATGCGCAAGCGGGCGACCCTTGACGACCTGGTCGAGATGGCCGGGGTCAGCCGGGACTATGCCCGCGAATGGCTGGCGGCGCTGGTCAAACGCGAAGTGGCGAGGAGGGATCAGCGGCCGGACGGTTCCGGGGTGTGGGTGCTGCTCGGCGACTGGCCGCAGATGCCGGAGGATGACAGCAAGGCCGCCAGGTTGCGGGAGCTCAGGACGAAGAAAAAGGCCGAACTGGCCAAGAAAATCGAAGGTATCGAAAATGAACTGAAGGCGATCAAGACGACGATCGCCGAACTTTAGGGGAGAGGGAGAGAATCATGGCAAAAGATAGCTACCAACTGGATATCGAGGAACAGATCGACAACCTTAAGGGCCTGGTCACGAAAATCGGCGACAATCCGGACCCGCTCGACGTGACGCGGGCGACGATCGCCGCGGAGTTCGTCCTCGGACGGGTCAGGGAGTTCTGCCAGATGAGTCTGACGAGAGGTGATGTCAATGGAATGGACAGCGCTGCTGCGTAGGGCGGTATTGGCCGAGGGGAGCCAGGGCAAGGTCGCCGGGCGGTTGGGATACAGCCCGACGACCTTGTCGATGGTCCTGTCCGGAACCTACCAGGCAGACACGGCGGCGATCGAGGAGAAGGTCATGGAAATTTATGGAGGCCAGAATATGCAGGAAGTACCGAGCGGTTATATGCGAAATGCCGTCGGCCACCTGGTGCCGATCGAGAGCGTCAAGGAGATCGACCTGGAGCGTGACCGGTTTGTCAAGGAGGTGGTCGGCAAGGCCAGGGAGGTGAACAAGCTCCTCGCCGAGTTCAAGAAAAGGGTGGCAGGCGACATGCAGGCCTTCCTCGAACTGTCGGCCGAAAAGTACAAAGTCAACCTGGCCGGGGCCAAGGGCAACCTCAGCCTGACCTCGTTCGACGGTAGATACCGGGTGATGCGCTGCGTCAGCGAGCTGCTCAACTTCGATGAGCGCCTGCAGGCGGCGAAAGCCATGATCGATGAATGCCTGCGGGAGTGGACCAAGGACTCCGGTGTCGAGATCAAGACCCTGGTCGAGCAGGCCTTCCAGGTCGACAAACAGGGGCGGATCAACACCAAGCGCATCCTCTCCCTGCGCAGCCTGAAGATTGAGCATCCGACCTGGAAGCGGGCGATGGAGGCGATTGGCGACGCGGTGACGGTGGTCGGCTCCTGCACCTACTACCGGGTGTACGAGAGGGATGATGAGGGCAATTACCACCAGCTGTGTCTTGATTTCTCGGGGGTGTGAAGATGCTGAAGAATATGGCGGAAATCAAAAAACGTAATGACGCGAAATGTCGCCACTTCACTGGCACTATCAACGATAAGTGCGATGCCAACATCGAGTACCCTATCGGCGATCTTCTGCCATGCTGGGGAGAAAACACCTGCGTGGGGTATAGCCCGCTGACAACGGACGAATTGGCAGCGAAGGAGGCTGAGAGGGTACGTCGTCAGGACTTGTTCAGTCAAGGACTGTCGGCCTGCTGTGAGGCACCGTTTGACTATTCAGCGGTAATTCCCAGCGGGCGGTACAAAAACCACGGTCCGCGCTATTGCTCGGCCTGCTCGAAGCTGTGCTACATGGTTTGATGACGTACATGACAAGATGCGGGATACGGAAAAGGAGCAAGCCATGAAGCAGCGTAAATGCATCCGTCGGGCCTCCGAGATCGTGGCCGATTGCCCGATCGATTGCGTCTGTACCAGCAAGATCGAGGGACAGAAAACGTGGCAGCGGTGCGGGTATTACGACGGCACTATTGAGGATCGCGCGGGGTTGCGGGCGATCTGCAAATATCAGGAGGATCAGTGATGGAAGAGCGTGAGGTCGTTTGTTCCATGTGCGGTGAGTATTTTGAGGTTCCTTGCGACGACGACAGCCTAGGGACGGCATATGGAGTCTGTCCATATTGTGGGGAATTTGGAGACCACGAAATTGTAGCACAGGATGATTGATTAAGGCGAAACCCCGGCCAGGCCGGGGTCGTCGGTGGGTGGTTCCACAGGCTTGACAATGCCAGCCAATGAGGAAAAACGGATGCAAGACGATCGCAAACCAGCCAGCAAACAACCAGAAAAGCCAGTCGAACTGCCAGACTGCATCGCCCATCCGACCGGCGCCACCTGCCCGGTTGACTGGTGCCGCAAGGCCAGGGGCAACTGGTGCAGGCGCAATGGCGAGTGGTGCCGCTGGAGAAACTACTGATGCCAATAGACGGTAAATGCCAGCGGTGCGCATTCAAGGCGCCGCTCATCAGCTTTGTGAGTGCCGCGGAGGATGGGCAATTCGTCCAGCTGGTCATTCAGCTGCCGCCGGAAGTGCAGAAGCATTACCTCAAATATCTGGCCATGTTCAGACCGGCCTCCGGCTGCGCGATGCAGACGGCGAAGGCCGAGCGGCTGACCAGGGAAATCGTCGACTTGATCAAGGCCGGCCATGTCCAGGAGAAAGGCAAGGTCGACCGACCATGTTCGCCTGGCATCTGGGCGGCGGCCATGGAAAGGATGCAGGAGCAGGCGGCGACATTGAACCTGCCGATGAAATCGCACGGCTATCTCAAGACCATCGCCTGGCAGCTCGCCGATCAGGCCGACTCGAAGGCCGAGAAATCAGCCAGAGCCATCCGGGTGACCAGGCCGGTCAGCCCCGGGCCGGTGGCCTCGATCCAGAACCCGCTGGACGAATATATCCAGGGCCTGCGCGATACCCGGCCGAGTGACGAGGAGATGGACGAATGGCGGCGGGCCGGGAAGAAGCTATGATCTGCGCCGGCTGCGGTCATGCCGGGGCGAGCGAGACCGGGCTGTGCGGGAGCTGCGCGGCCACACTGATGCGGCAGGGGCTAGCCTACCAGCCTGCCGGGAAGACAAGCGACCAGGAGGAGGGTTACATGGCCGATATCATCACCACCCAGAAAAAGAAAGTTCTGCGGCACCTCGAGCTGTATGGATCCATCGATCCGGTCCAGGCCCTGTCGGAGTACGGGGTCTTTCGCCTGGCGGCGCGGATCGACGAGCTGCGACGGGATGCCTACGAGATCGAGACCCACCTGGTCAAGACCGTCAACCGCTTCGGAGAAGATGTCAGGTTCGGCCGCTATGTCCTGCACCGGCCGGCGGAGCGAGGTTAATATGGTATTGAAGCGCCAGTGCCCGATCACCAAGGGGTCGCCGACCAGCATGACGGAGAAGACGTTTGCGATCTGCTGCGACAGACAGAAGAAAGCGGCGAAGGACCAGGTGCGGCAGGACAAGGAGACGCCGGCCAGGATGATCTTCTTCACGCCGATCTGCCTGACCTGCAAGACCAGGCCGGAAGAACTGACGATTATCGAGCTGCCCGCCCCGGGCGGCGCAACCGCAAGGGAGGCTGAAATGGCTGCTGAAAAAACCGCAATGGCGGCGAGGAAAAACGGCAAAGAGTGGCAGGGCAAGGTCGATGAGATGGAGATGCTGCTGGCGCAGAGAAGCCGGATGATCGAAGAGTACGCCGCCGAAACCCAGATGATGGCGAAGCGGATCGCCGCCCTCATCGACTGCCTGCGCGAAGACTACGGCTGCAGTGCCGCCGAGATCGACGCCCTCCTGGAGGTGTGACCATGTCCCCATCGAAGGCCCTCCTGGCTAAGATCCACATTGCCAAAAAGGAACTGGCGCTCGATGACGGGTCGTACCGGGATCTGCTGCACATCCAGTTCGGGGTCGATTCGGCCAAGGGGCTGACCGAGCAGCAGGCGGCCGGACTGCTCGACATCTTCCGGCAACGGGGCTGGAAGCCGAAAACCTCGCAGAAACAGCCGGGCACGGCCCGGCGGGACGGCCGCTATATCGAGATCAAGGAGGGGCCGTCGGCGGCGCAGCAGCGCAAGGTGCTGGCCATGTGGAACGCCCTCGGCTACGGCATGGACAAGCTGCATGCCAGGTGTCAGCGGCAGTTCGGGGTGGACCGCTTCGAGTGGCTGACCGAGCCGAGGCAGCTGCATGTGCTGATCACCGACCTTGACGCCCGGATGGATGCAAAACGCAGGGAGAGGCGGCAGTGAGCAGGTATACGACCAAGCAGCTGCCGGACGATGCCCTGCCCGGCATCGACGATCTGACCGGCGACCTGCGGATACTGGCCGAGCTGGTCGGTGTCCGCAAGGCGCTGGAGATCTCCGAGCGGTTCGACGCTACCCCGGTCCGGCTCTACGGCCACAAGAAATGGCTGCGCGAGTACCGCAACCAGATAATCCGCGAGGAGTACGACGCCGGCAATATCACCGTCGTCGAGCTCGCCCGTCGGCACGGGATCAGCGAGCGCCACGCCTTCAATATCCTGGGCAAGGAGCCCGGTGATGACCGGCAGCTCTCGCTGTTCTGATTTATGAAGAAGCCCGATCCATCCCTGCTCGCCCTCTACCATATCGGCGTGATCGGCGGCATCGAGATCGACTATCGCCACATGCACACGCCGCGCGGCGGGACGTATGTCAGATTGCGCGGCAACCTGGGCAGTATCGACGGGAAGTGGGAGGAGTATCGGGAGTATCTCGATCTGCGCGTGAAGTGGAACAGCGTCGCCAATATCAAAGCGAAATACGCCGCCGAGATCGAGGCCTGGTGGATATTCACCGAGAAGAGGCGGCAGGAATTGGTTCAATATGAGCGCTTGAAGAAAATCTTTGAGGATGACCAGAAGTGATGAAAGCGATCAGTTTATGGCAGCCATGGGCGAGCCTTGTCATGACCGGGGCGAAGAAGTTTGAAACAAGGAGCTGGCCAACGAATTACCGGGGGCCGCTGGCGATCTGCGCGGCAAAAGGCGGGTTGACCCTGATCGACGCCATCCATTGTCTGAGCCGTTGGGATTTCCAGGGCGGTCTCGCCCCATTGGTCGGTATGCAGTTGGATTTGACGGCAAGCACGTGGCCCGGCGTCAAAATAGAGCACCTGCCTTTCGGCATGGCCCTCGGCGTGGTCGACTTGGTCGATTGCCTGCGCACCGACGATTTAACTTTGGCACAGATCGCCACTGATAGGCCTTTCGGCGACTTCAGTCTCGGGCGGTATGCCTGGCGGCTTGAAAATGTGCGGCCATTCGAAAAACCGTTGCCGGTCAAGGGCAGACAGGGATTTTTCAATATTGATATTTCTTGACAAACCGTCCCTGCTCGCCCTCTACCACATCGGTCAGTTTTTATACATCTGCAGGTCAACCAACGTCCAGTTGCGCTGATCGGCTTCTTCCCCACCTGTATATCTCGCCTTACAACGCCATCTCGTGCGGATGGTTGCGCCAAAACCGTTCTGGGCATCGACGTAGGATCTGATGATGTAGAGATTGTCGGTGGAGATATTTGACTCGAAATCACTGAATGGAAAGTCGGCACTCGCTGGAGACCTGAGTTGTTGAGTGACAAAATTCTGGCATTGGATGAGGGCCATATTGGTTAAGTTTTCGGGCTTATTTGACGAGCTGCTGTCTCTGTTGAGGGCGAAATAGACAAAGATCGTGAGGAAAATAAGAGTAGCGATCAGATAGTTCCGCTGTTCAGACTTTGTCAACTCGTTTTTAAACTTCTTCTTCGGCTCTTCGGCAACCTTCTCCTGGGATGGTTCCCCGCAGTGCTGGCAGATGACGGCGTTTTTGGAAATCTCTTTCTTGCAGGCATCGCATACGATCATAGTCTCTGCCAGTTTTTTTGCTCTGTCCTGCTGTATCTTCTCGAATTTCGCGAAAATTATTCCACACTTTTTACAGTCTGTTTCGCCAAGATTGTACGAGGATTTGCATTTCGGGCATTCATTCATAATCTGAACCTCATCAGTTTGAACTTTGGTGTTAGTCGAACTGCTGCCTTGTCAGGAGTTCAGGTTATAACCGCACCACAAAGATACCGTCAAGTACCACCGAGCGGCAATGGATCCAGTCCCTCCTCCCCCTCCCTCCGCAAAAAAGTCCTACCGCAACAACAGTCATGAAATAACGCAGTCTTACGGATATCCGCCCTGCCCTGTATATACTTCGATCTGAACAGGTTGACTACCTGCTAACCTCCTTGAACCCGGGGCGGAGCCATAGGCCCCGCCCCGGGTTTGCAAAGTTTGAAAACCTCCAAAGGGGTCTTGCCCATGATCGGAAACATACTCTGGCTGGCGCTGTGCATCTACTTCGAAGGCCGCGGTGAACCCAGAGAAGGGCAACTGGCAATCGGCCATGTGATCATGAACCGCGTAGAGCGCCGCGATGCCTCGATAAAGGACATCGTCAAGGCGCCGTGGCAATTCTCCTGGCTCAACCCGGGGGCGCCGCGACCTGAGCTTGACGATCTCGCCGCCCTGGAAAACTGCCTGAATGTCGCCGTCGCGTGCCTGGCGGAGCGTCTTGACGGCAAGGACTTCTTCGGTGCAGACCACTACTTCGGCGACTACATCAAGCCGCCTGAATGGTCCGCAAGGTTGAAGTTCATCAAGCAGGTCGGCCAGCATCTGTTTTTCAAATGACGAGGTGGATGATGGGTGGATGGAAGACATGGCTCGCCGCCGCATGCACGGCCGGGCTCGGCGTGGTGAGCATCTATAGCGGTGACCAGGAGGCCGGCCTGCAGCAGATCGCCGCCGCCCTGGCCATGGTAGGCCTCGGCCATAAGATCGAAAAGCTGAACATCTTCGACAAGTAATGGACCAGTTTGACCGGGCCCAGGAAATGGATGCGTATTACCGCGACCAGGCCCTGGAGCTGCACATGAAGAGGATGGGGACAGTGGGTGACACCCTCAGCCATTGCCTGGAATGCGGGAACGAGATCCCCGAGGCCAGGCGGACCGTCCTGCCCGGCTGCACCCGATGCAGGGATTGCCAACAACAACTGGAGAACAAGCGGAAATGAATCTTGAGCCCGGACTGCTCGACCTGATCATCAAGACCCTCGGCGCGCCCGGGATCATCATCATCTGCATGGGCGGGCCGAGCCTGGTCATGGCCTTCATGTATGCCGATCACCGGCGCTACGAGCGGGAGCGGCTGGAGGCGGCCAAGGCCGAGGGTGAACGGCGGGCGCAGGCCGTCGAGGAACGGTCCAAGGCCGAAGCCCGCCACCAGGAGGAAATGGCCAAAAACGAACGGCAGTTCGCGGCGATCATCGCCCAGCAGGAAAAACGTTTCGAGACGGTGGTCAATAATTACGAGAACAACGTCCTGCTGGTCGAGGGTTACCAGAAACTGGCCAATGACCTGGCCGGCATCATTCACCTGAACACCCAGATGATGACCAGGCTCGTCGAGAAGATCGAAAACAATCAGTTTTGCCCGGTTATGAAGGAGGGTCGTAATGGGATTCGACACTGAGCGGCTGACCATACGCGGCCGTCTCGCCGAAAAAGAGGCGGAGGCGCGGCGCCTGGAGATGTCGATCGACGGGGATGTGTTGGCGGTGCGATCAATGCTGCCACCCTTTGTCCCGACCAGGGATCTGCAGGCGCAACAGGCCGCGGTCCAGGCGGTTGAATTGGCCGCAAAGCACGCGGATTATCTCGGCGTTATCGGCGAGATCGCCAACATGAAGAAGGCCCTGGGGATCGGCTGATGAGTCCCGAGTCCTACTCATGGGAGGTCCGCGAGGCCGCCGAGGAACTCTATATAATAGATGGCCGGACCTATGAGCAGGTGGCCGAGTCCACCGGCGTCTCCACCTCCCAGCTCAAACGCTGGGGCATGGACTCCATCCCGACCTGGTCCGACCGCCGCCGCGAATACCGCCAGGCCCAGACCTCGGTGCGGCGCGGGGTGATGCTGGCCAAGGCCAAGCTGATCGAGTCGGTGATCGATAGCGAGGACCCGCAGAAGGCTTACGCGTTTTCAGCCCTGGTCAGCTCGAGCAAGACCCTGGACCTTGAGGCGCGGGAGCGCTTCGGGGCTGTACAGCCTCCGCCCGATCCGGTTGGGGGCGCAGGCGGGCAGCCGGTAGACATGGTCGAGGCCCTGGGGCAGGCGATCAATATGAAAGTCGGATCGATGCTGGCGCAGCCCGGGGCGATCAACCTGACGGCGATTAAAGAGCTGCAGCAGGCCTTGGAGCTTCTTGAGAAGATAAAGAACAAGGGCGCTGCCGCCGCCGGCGACGACGGCCGGCAGATGACTCCGGAAGAGTTGCAGTCCGAGATACGCAAGGTCTATGGGATCTGAAATCTTTTATCGATATCAGCAACGGTGGGTCGGCGAAGAACGCCGCTTCAAGATCGGCATGTTCGCCCGCCAGACCGGCAAGACCTTCACCACCACCTTCGAGATTGCCAGGGATTGTCAGCTGGCTGATCTCGGCGGCGGGCGGATGCGCTGGGTGATCCTCAGTCGCGGCGAGCGCCAGGCGAAAGAGGCGATTGAGGAAGGGGTAAAGCGGCATTGCCAGGCCCTGGGATCGATCGTGAGAAGCGTCGAGACCGACTATCGCACCGACGGCGCCACGTACCGCGCCCTGGAGGTGGAGTTCCCGAACGGCTCGAAGATTACCGCCCTGCCCGCCAATCCGGACACGGCCCGCGGCTTCTCGGCCAATGTCTTCCTTGATGAGTTCGCCTTCCACCAGGACAGCCGCAAGATCTGGACCGCACTCTTCCCGGTGATCTCGGCCGGGCACCGGCTGCGGGTGGTATCGACCCCGAACGGCAAGGGCAACAAGTTCTATGACCTGATGACCGGGGACGATCCGGTCTGGTACCGCCAGACAACCGATATCTACGAGGCGGTGGATGACGGCCTGCCGCGCGATATCGAGGAGCTGCGCACCGCCCTGGGCGACGAGGACGCCTGGGCGCAGGAGTATGAACTGAAGTGGCTGGATGAGGCCTCGGCCTGGCTGAGCTTCGAGCTGATCAGCTCCTGCGAGGATGATCTTGCCGGGCGGCCGGAGCTCTACGGCGGCGGTCCCTGTTATGTCGGGGTTGATATCGGGGCCAGGAACGACCTGTTTGTGATCTGGGTTGATGAGCTGGTCGGCGATGTCTACTGGAACCGGGAGATCATAGCCCGCAAGCGGATCAGCTTCGCCGAACAGGATGCGCTGCTCGATGAGGTGTTCGAGCGGTACCTGGTGGTGCGCTGTTGCATGGACCAGACCGGCATGGGCGAGAAGCCGGTGCAGGATGCACAGAGGCGTTACGGATCGAGAGCGGAAGGAGTGCTTTTCACCGGCCCGAACAAGCTGGTCATGGCCACCATCGGCAAAGAACAGTTCGAGGACCGCAAGTGCCGGATCGCCATGGGCGATAAGGAGCTGCGGGCTGATCTGCACAAGTTGAAGAAGGTAGTCGGCCCGACCGGCACCCCGCGTTTCTTGGCGGAAAGCGACAGCAGCGGTCATGCTGACCGCACCTGGGCGAAGTTCCTGGCGGCCAATGCGGCGCATGGGACGGTAGTGGAATACGCCTACCATTCAGTCAAGAAGCGTGACGACGACAAAATGGACCGGCCGGTGCGGGTAACTGCCGGGCTCGGCAGAGGAGCGGGGACATGGTGATGCTCTACGACCATCTGAACAGGCCGATACGAACCCAGGAGTTGAAGCGCGAGCAGTCCGCGCCGACCTTGACCGGCATCCGCACCATCTGGAACGACTCGTTCGCCAGCGGCCTGACGCCGGTCGGGCTGGCCGGTCTGCTGCGGTCTGCTGCCGACGGCGACCATCATGCCTATCTGACCCTGGCCGAGGAGATGGAGGAGCGGGATCTGCACTATGCCGGCGAACTGGGCAAACGCAAGCTGGCGGTCTCCCGCCTGCCGATCACGGTGGAGAGCGCGACTGACAGCGCCCGGGACAAGGAGATCGCCGAGGCGGTGCGCGGCATGATGAAGAAGGCCGGGATTCGGGCGCTGTTGAAGGATCTGCTCGACGCGATCGGCAAGGGCTACTCGGCGATCGAGATCATCTGGAAAACCGGCAGCCGGTGGATGCCGGAGCGCTACGAGTGGCGCGATCCGCGCTTCTTCCAGTTCGACCAGGAGAGCCGGCGCAAGATCCGGCTGCGCGACGAGTCCGACCTGATGAACGGCATCGACCTGACCCCGTTCAAGTATCTGGTCCATATCCACCACGGCAAGAGCGGCATCCCCATTCGCGGCGGCATCGCCCGTCTCGCGGCCTGGAGTTACATGTGCAAGGCCTACACCATC